GAACTCGGCAGCGACCTGACGGTGCCGTTTACGATCATGGCCTTTCATGTCGATGGGCAAGTGTTCCTCAATGAGGAATTTAATCCGCATGTGTCCCATTGGGCATGGGATACCACCGATGGCCTGAAACCGTTGATGGTCGGCGATCCGGCGGGCCTCAAGATGTGGACCGGGCATGCGACGTTCAACATTCATGCGACCCAACCGTGGGCGATTCCTGATCGGGGCTGGACGGATTTCCAGGCGACGATTCAGACGGCGTTTACGAACGGCAGCGTAACGGTGAATGAGATCGATCTGCCCTTCTATTCGGTGCGGACGCCGAATGAAGAGACCGACAATGCCATCCTGTTGCGGTCGGAATGTCGTCCGAAAGGCCCGATGGACACCTCGGGTTGGAACTTTGAACTGGTCGATTATGTCGGCTATCTGCCCATTCTCTCGCCTATTACCTCGAGCACGCCTCCCGCACCGATGGCGGCGACCTATGGCTATGGGCAAGGGCCGACCGGCTTTGCCGAGACCCGCTACGACCTCAATCTGCATGCGGGTATTCCGGGGATTCTCCATGAGAGCGCGGGGGATAACGGGAACCATCAGGCGATTCTGCCGCATTCGCCGTTTGATCCGGCGGCCCTCTTGGCGTTGGGATCCGGGGTCCATAAAGTGGCCACGATCTGGGGGCAGTTTACGACCACGGGGGATGCAGACTTCGAGCCGAATGAGCAAGTGTCTACGCTCCTGGTGCTCAGCGTGACGGTGGGCACGGATACGCCGCCGCCGCCCCCGCCTCCCCCGCCGCCGACGCAAGTCTGGCAATTGGTGAACTTCAGCTTTCAGCGGCTGGTGGATTCCGTGCAGGGGCCGCTGAATCAGATCCGGTTCTGCACACTGGATAATCGTTGCTCGGCGCCGCTGCCGATTCAATAGGAGGGATCATGCCGGTCATTACGCTGTTGATTTACATCGTCTTAGTCGCCTTGCTCGGGTTCTTGGCTGTCTGGGTGCTGGGGAAATTGGCGCCTTCCCATCCGCCCATCATTGACAACGTGATCTGGGTGATCGTCGTGCTGGTGATTGTGCTCGAGGTCTTACAAGCCTTCGGGTTGCTCGGCGCCGGGCCGGTTGTGCCGCGGTTGCGGTAGTGGCGCTCAGTCAGAGTTCGCAGACCACGGCCGGCTGGGTCGTCTTCATTGCCGGGATCGGCATGATGGCCGCGATGATGGCCGTGGACATCGCGCAGCTCATGAATTGGAATGAGGCCATGACGCCCGCCTTCGTGGGCACGGCGCTAGGCCATTTTGCCGCCGTGGTCGCTTCATTCGTAGGTGGAAAAATTATCCCTGAGGGCCGGGACCCAGGGACACATACTCGGCAGGATGACCCAAAGACTTAGGTCTGCGTCCCATCTTCATTTTGATGATGATTCTTCGTCCGAGCTTCGGGGGGAGCGTTAGGGCGTCCTCAGTAGACCATCCGCGAGTCAGCCTGTAGGCAATCGTCTTATGGCTGACGCCTAATCGCTTCGCCCAATCCATTAGCACTAGCGTTTCCCCGTTAAATGTAATCCACCGATTGCGGCTGGTATTACGCTGCTGCTCGGCTCGCGTGACCCAGCGCATATTGCCCGGTTCATAGCCTCGGTCATTATCGATTCGGTCTAGGCTGTGCAACCGAGATGGTGCTGGCCCAACTGCCGCTAGGAATACATCAAACGAGGCATCCCATTCAGCGCAGAGCGTGATCCCTCTGGCTCCGTAGTTCTGATAGGCCCGCGTGTTCTGGTTGTAGCAGCGCGTTTTGATGTTCGTCCAGATGCCATATTCCCTGATGTCATGCTTGCGCATTTCAGGATTGTAAACCGATTCGATTGGGTTTACAATCCTGAGTTATGTCTATTTCTGCACATGCAGCCGCGCTCGGACAACGGGGCGGCAAGTCACGTTCGAAAGCCAAGATTAAAGCCGCAAAAGCGAATGGTGCTAAGGGTGGGCGCCCTCGAAAGATACTAGTTGACAAACCGAAACGCTTGGGTTTAAAGTAGTCGGTATGGCAAACACACTGACGGCCGCGACGAGTGATGATGTGCTCCGCATTGCGGTGGGGCTGGACGACCTGCGGAAGCGGTTGCGGGTGGACGCGCATGCAGGGAACTACGACGCGGTGATGGCGATCTACGCGGCCATGCGGGGGATTGAGTTGGACGTAATGAGCCTGACGACGCTGGCGGGGAAACTGGCGACGGATCTGGTGATGCGATGAGCGAATTTTACGACCGTCAAGGCAATCCTGTGACGATGGCTGTGTGGGGCTCGGCGCGAGAGACCGATAAGCGAGTCGCTGAAACCACACTAGAGAACGGCCTCTGGGTGTCCACGGTCTGGATCGGGATTGATCATCGCTTTGGCGATGACGGCCCGCCGCTGATTTTCGAGACGATGGTGTTTAACCGTGCCGAAGGCTGGGGCGAGCTGGACTGCGAACGTTACAGCACAGAAGCCGAAGCAGTCGCCGGTCATGCCGCGATGTGCGAGAAATGGGCGCACGAACAGGTGCAGTCATGACCGCACAGTTCTGGCTCTACTTCGCCACGGCCTTGTTGATGCTGGCGTTTGTGTGGGGTGTGGTGGATGTGCTGGGCCGTGGGTTGATCCTGGCGTGGCGGCGGTATCAGGTGCGGAAGGAGTTCAAATGACGTGCCCGAATTGCGGACGATATGCGCCTCCTGACGCAGCGACCGGCTACGATGCCGACGAGTTGTGCCCAGGCTGTGCGCGTGAGAAGGACGAATGCGCGGCGGCTGATGCGGCTGACCGTGAACGGGATAGTGGCGACATCTACTGGATTGACGAGCACGAATCCGACGAATCACCGTTTTAACGCGCCGGCCGCAGAGCGGTTGGCAAGGGAGCAGACATGACGACATCAGAGCAGATCGGGGAACTGGCGGCGGCACTCTCGGACGCGCAGGCTGAAATGGAGGGCGCCAGCAAGAGCAGCGCGAATCCCTTCTTCAAGAGCAAATACGCAGATTTGTCGTCGGTGTGGGAGGCATGCCGTGGGCCGCTGACAAAGTATGGTCTGTCGGTGATTCAATCGCCGGAAGTGACCGGCAACCTCGTCAGCGTTGAGACTCGGCTGCTCCATGAGTCGGGTCAGTGGATCGCTGGCGTCGTGTCCTGCACGGCAAAGGATGCCAGCCCGCAGTCGGTGGGCTCGGCCATTACCTATCTGCGCCGGTATGCCCTGCAATCCTTCGCGGGCGTGGCGCCGGAAGACGATGACGCGGAAGCCGCACAAGGCCGCAGGAAGCCGCAGGAAGCCGCAAAGCCTGACGTGCCGGCGGGGTTCTCGGATTGGCTGGATGACCTCTCGGTGCTGGCCGACGAGGGCACGGCACGGCTCGAGAAGGCATGGAAAGCGTCGAAGGCTGAGTATCGGCAGCATCTGACGACCAACCATCCTGAGAAGTGGGGCGGGATGAAGGCGCGGGCGAAGCACGTAGACCTGACCTCCGATGTCCAGGTGGTCCGATGATTGCCGCGCATCCCTTCACGGTCTGCGAGGCCGAGCAGCGGTCGCCGGCATGGTTCCAGGCGCGGCTGGGGCGGCTGACCGGCTCACGGTCGGCTGATATGCTCGCCACAATCAAGACGGGGGAGGCCGCGGCCCGCCGTGACCTCCGTGTCCAGCTTGTGTGCGAGCGCCTGACGGGGACCGTGCAAGAGGACGGTTTCGTCAATGCCGCGATGCAGTGGGGGATCGACCAGGAGCCGGCCGCGTTTGCCGCCTACGAGGCGCTGACGGGCCTCATGGCGCAGCGGACCGGCTTCATCAGCCATGCCTCCCTGATGGTCGGGTGCTCACTGGACGGGCATGTGGGCGACTTTGAGGGCATTACCGAATTCAAGGCGCCCAAGTCAGCTACGCACCTCAAGTATCTGCGGGGGGCGATTCTGCCCATCGACTACCTGCCGCAAGTGCGACACAACCTCTGGGTGACGGGCGCGAAATGGTGTGATTTCATGTCCTACGATCCGCGGTTCCCGGCGCATCTGCAGACATTTCTGGTGCGGGTGGAGGCGTCCACCTTAGACATGGCGGCGTATCAGCGGGCGGTGGAAGCCTTCCTGGCGGAAGTGGATGCGGAAGTCGAAGCCGTGCGAGGGCTGCGGTGATTCCTGTGTTTCATGGTGTGGTGGAAAAGGGCGTGCTGGTGCTCGAGCCGCGGGAGCGGTATCAACGCTCGGGCTGGCTGAAATCACTGGAAGGGCAGCCGGTGGATGTGACGGTGAAGCGCCACTATAACAAGCGCAGCGACAAGCAGAACCGGCTGTGGTGGGGCATCATCGTCCCGCTGATTGCTCAAGAGACCGGCTATGACAAGCACGAACATGAAGCCGTTCACTATGCGCTGGTCGCCAAGTGCTTCGGGGTGATTCAGGACGAACGGCTCGGGGAACTGCCGAAGGTGCGCTCGTCGCAGATGACGACGGCGCAGTTTACCGAGTTGATTGAATGGGCGGTGCGGTGGGCGGCTATGGAATTCGGGATGAACATTCCGCTTCCTGGCGATATAGAGGCGGCGTGATGGCGATGCGCTACTTCTGCATGATGTGCGAACGGTGGTTCACGCGGGGCGGGGACTGTCCCAAATGCGGCTTCAAGCTCGAGATGGCGCGAAAGAAGGCGGAATGAGCGACCGGATCGGCCAGAAGTTGGCGCGGGAGCGCAAGACACAGGATGCCCAGCGGGCGTTTCCGAAGGGACCGACACGCAAAAGCCTGAAGGCGAAGGCGCAGCGGCTGGAGAAGACCCTGATCGCGCGGGTGCGGACGGCGTGTGTGCTGCGGGATGGGCGGTGTCGGACGTATGACCTGACTGCCGGGTCGTCCGTCGGTCCCTGCAACGGTCAATCCGAATGGGCGCATTATGGCCGCTACAAGCGAGCGCGGACCCGGAACGAGCGCCCGCAGGATCGGCACACGACGGCCGGCAGTCTGATGCTCTGCACGGCGCACCATCGGGCCTACGACGCTGGAAAGCTGAAGATTACGGCGCTGACGGGTCGGGGCTGTGATGGCCCCTTGGAGTTCACATGCTGACGTTCCTGCAGCGGTGGTTCCCTAGCCGTTCGTCCTACGTGTCGGAGGCGTGGCTGGATGCCTTGGCGAACCGGGGGAGCACGGAGGGGTGGACGGAGGCGCCGCGGATTGACTGGCGCCGGTTTGATTACCAAGGGCCGCGTAAAGAGGCGACGTTGCCCCAGGAGCCACGACCATGACGCAGGGCACCCTGAGCTACACGCCGAAGTCCCTGAATCCCACGAGCCTGACGGGGCGGGTCTATGCCCTGCTGGACGCGCACCGGGGGCAGTGGGTAGACGGCAGGGCCATTGCCCAAGTCGGCGGCTATGCGGGGTGGTCAGCGCGGGTGCGGGATCTGCGGAAGCTGGGGTATGTCGTGGAGCAGCGAGATTACCGGGTGGAGCGGGACGGGCGGAAGTTCGTCGTTACTGAATACAGGCTTTTATGATTATCACGATTGAGCATGGACGCACCAAGCGGGAGATTCGTGGTCCGTTCAACATCTGCGGTGATGCCCCGACGCTTAGACGCATCGGCCAGCAACTGATCGAAGCCAGCGATAGCATGTCTTACGGGTGGGTGTTCATTACCGAGGCAGAGCAACCGTCTATCTTAAATACGCCTCCAATGACGTGGGAAGAACCAGGGATGACGATGATCCCACCGACAATTTCGCGATGATCTACATCTTGTGGCTTGACTCCGTGAGAGCAGAGGCGTAAATTGATGGCCTCAAATAAAAACAGCCCGAGTTGGGAGACTCAGGCTGTCAGACGTGATGCTGAAACATCGCGCCCGGTTCTTAGAACTGGACCCGATTCTAAACCATCCCCTGTAGCAATTCAATCTCCTAGGGACGCGGCCGGTCACTGCACCTGGACTGTAGGAGCGCAGCCCGGCACAGAGGGGAATCAGGATTCACCCGACTTTTTCCTCCCCGACCTGATCCGTCGCCCAGGATCTTGTAATGGCTCTGCTCCGCGCCTGACCTTTTATGGTCGTCACGGATCAGGGAAAAAAGTCGGTCTTTCTTAAGAGTATTAAGAGTCATTACATGGCTGAATCACAAGTTTTTGACACGTATCGGGCGCTCTGGGCGGAGAAGTATGGCGTGCCCTGCGCCCTGATCCTGTCGCCGTTGGATTTCGGGAAGCTCGGGACGCACCTGCGGGAGACGGGGATTACCGTCAAACAAATGACGGATGCGCTCGAGGGCTACTTCGACACGGATAACTTCTTGGTGATCAAGCGACGGCATCCGCTCGGGCTATTTCTGGTGCAGCCGATGCAATATCTGCCGGTGGCGCCGAAGAGCAAATATGTGGTGCCGTGTCCGCATCCCGTCAAGTGCCACAATACCGGCAGTTGCTGTCACAAGCAGGACATGGAGCGGGCATGAAGCGACAACCTATACGGTTACGGCTGGCGATGGCGTTTCGCTGTCCGATGTGTGGGGTTGGTCCTCAGGTGCCCTGTGATGTGCAGAAGCCGTTACATAACGCCGGCTATCAGTTGGGCATTCACAAGGCACGCCTTGACCGCGTGACCCCGCGCCGGCTGCGTCTCTACCACGAAGGTAGGTTCTGATGCGTAAGGCAGGCAAGAAGGATCTGAATCAAGCCGCCATTGTGGCAGCGTTGCGGGCCATCGGCTGCGAGGTGCTGATTCTCAACCAAGAAGGCGTGCCTGACCTGTTGGTGGGCCATAGGCGCAAGAACTGGCTGCTTGAGGTGAAGACGGCTAGGGGTCATCTCACGGAGCCTCAGAAGCGATTCTTCGGGCGTTGGTGCGGTCAGGCCACGGTGGTGCGGTCGGTCCCTGAAGCCTTACGGGTCTTTGGTGTCGAATGACGGCTAAACGCAATCGGAAGACACATCCGTTGGTTTGCACGTTCTGCGGCCGTGACTTCATGGGCACGTATAAGCAGAAATGGAATCACAACCGATGCTGCAGTCTGAGTTGTAAGGCGAAGCGGCGCGTTGGGCCTCTCAATTCAAACTGGCGAGAAGGCACGAAGACCAGAAGCCGTGACGGGCGCGTATTTCTGTATATTCCTGAGCATCCGAAGGCGGTGAAGGGCTACGTGCTCCGGTATCGGATTGTGGCTGAGAAGGCGCTTGGCCGTCCGTTGCGCGATGATGAAGTTGTGCATCACATCGACGGGAACACATCCAATGACTCAGCCGACAATCTCCAAGTGATGACCAAGAGTGAACATTCAATGCACCATGCGCAAGAACGGAAACATCGCGTCGGCTTGGTTGCGGAGGACTGATGCCGAGGACACCCCAACGGCGTGAGGCTATCTGGATTCCTTGTCTAGCCAGGTGTGGAGAGTTCTGGTGCGTCAAGCATCGGCGGCATGTGTCGGAATGCTCCTGCCCATCAATCGAGACATGGACGACAAATCCATATAAATCACTAATAAATCACGCTGTTTCGCCTTCTCTTCAAAAATCGCCTCCGACCTTAAAATAGTCATTGACAACCTAACCGCCTAGGATTAATCTCTCTGTATGGAACGGACATCAACGGTTCACGTCGCGGCGGTTAAGAAGTCCAAGCACGGCGCGTATGGCAAGGAACTCGCGGTGGTGACGGTCGTCGGCCGGTATCGTCTGACCGATGCCGGCAAGCCGGACGGCTGGGTGAATGAGTCGGAGTTTCGTGCGGTGGCCCTGGCGAAGCTGCAGGCGTTGCTCCCCGGTCTCAAGATTACGACGACCATCGTCGGATCTGAGGACATTATGGACGACGAACCCTCTGGCTATAAGCCGGAAGCGGCGATGCTGTATACCGGCGAGCCTGGCACGGGCACCTTGCGCTAATGCCCCGCAAAAATCCCCACGCGGTCGCCCTTGGCCGGAAGGGTGGCCGCGTCAAGAGCGCGGCGAAGGCTGCAGCGGTGCGCCTGAATGGTCTCAAGGGCGGGCGCCCGAAGAAAGTAGATCCGTGATGCCGAGGGACACTGGAGCCGTGGACGTGGGACCGATGAGCGAATCTATGATGGAACTCATTAACGCCGTGCGCGGTCTGATCGATAACGGGTGGATTGTCGCGTGTCCAGAACTCGATGATCTACTGATTGGCGCAGAACAAGAAAGCCTTCGCGCTGATGCGTTCTTTCGTGGCCGGGAACTCGTCAAGGCCGAAGATGCCGAGTTGCGAGCCGAAGTCACGCGCCTCCAGGCCCAGCACGAAGCCGATGCCCGCGCCTTCGTGGCGCTGCCCGCGCTGATTGACTTGTTACGAGAAGCCGCCACCGATGAATATGGCGACACGGAGCGGTATCTCGGTCGAGACTGGCTGACCAAAGCGAGAGCCGCCCTCGCGCAGGCCGACGGCCCCGCCCCCACGGAGGAGTGAGATGCTTATCGATGGCGGGTTCTTTTGGGTAGCAGATGACAATGCGCCAGTGATTGTGGATTCTGATCGTTATGATCGTGTCACGCGCTGCGTGTTCTACTACCGTCCGAAGTGGTATCAGGTGCTGCGCTGGTATCGTGCGTGGCGTTATTGGCTGGCACTCCCCACGCATCGGGCGGACGGCCCCTCGCAGGAGCAGGGTTGAGCCGAACTATTGCTATTGAGGTAGCTGATGTCTGAGTCCCGCCCCCCAACTCCAGACAGAAGAGAAGAAGAATTAGTCGCGCGTGGACCGCTGACACTATGAGTAGGACAGGATCTACCGCGTCGAAGAGACGGGTCATCAGAAAGAAAGCGAGACCGCGCTATCGTCAGCGCACGGTGACTTACTGGACGGGTGTCGTGATGTTCGATCCGCTGTCCTACCACAACCACGGAGAGTGGGAGAGGCGCGTCATTCGGTGGCGGGTCTATTAATGGCGCAGTCTCGCCTGATCGTGGTGCCGTGTTCCAATGAACGCGCGAAGCAATACGTGGACGAGTTTCATCGGCATCATGGCTCCAGCGTGCAGGCGCGGTTCTCGCTCGCGGTGATTGACGAGCAGCATCAAGTGAGAGGGGTAGCGATGGTCGGCCGGCCCGTGGCGAGGGTGCTCGATGATGGGCTGACGCTGGAGGTCAACCGCGTGGCGACTGATGGCTGCGAGAATGCCTGTTCTGCCCTCTACGGAGCTGCTCGCCGCGTCGGGAAGGCGATGGGATACCGATCGATGATCACCTACACGCGAGAGGACGAGTCAGGCGTCAGCCTTCGGGCTTCTGGCTGGATCTGTGATGGTCCGATTCGGGCGAGGAGTTGGAATATGCCGGGACGCCCGCGCACCGATAAGACTGAAATAGTCAAGCGTGGCCGATGGCATATCGACCTAAACGAAGACCCTGGTGTGATTGCGTGGCCGCAGTTACAGGCAGATCCGCAGTTGTTTGCGCTGGAACAACCCGAGTCCGTGGACGCGGTAGATCCTGCTGATGGGATAGTCGAAGGCTGACCACGCGCGTAAACGTCTTCTCTTGAAAGGCTTACTGTCATGACCGCCGCGTCACGCCCCCCTGACGACACCCCGCCGCACTTTCACTCTGAACGCTGTTATGCGACAGGGCCGGGAGATACTGAAGTTCTCATTTGTGAGCATCGAAAGCCGGAGGACCGGCACGAAAAAGGCACTGTAGTAGCCAAGGAAACGAGTGCGCCCGTAAAACCCACAGCCGGGATGAATGAGGGAACACGCTTAGAAGGCCAGCCGGGAAAGCCGGTTGCTGCGGAACCTCCGCTGCGTGCCACTTCCTCCGTGTCTCCGGTGGTTGAAGCTCTAGACCTTGGAGCAGGTTCGACTCCTGCCGATGCTCATACCCAAGCCGTCGCCCCTGACGACACCCCCACACGCCTCGAGCAGATTCAGCAGAGATTTCAGACCGGTACTGTGCGTTTTGATGATGCCCATTGGCTAGTGGCCGAAGTCTCCCGTCTCCAGCACTCGCTAACCGAGAAGGAAGAACTACTCAAGCAGATTATGCGGACGGTGCATGTCGGGACGTTTCAAGCCGCACCTGTTGCTGTGGAAGGACTTAGCGAGTCGGTCTCCCGTCTCCAGCAGGAGAACGCCGCAGTCGTCTCGTCGCTGACCAAGGCTATCAGCAAGATCGAGCAAGTGGTCGAGGAGAACGCCCTGCTCAAGCGCAGCCTGGAGATGCTCACGAAACAGATGGCACAGGACCGCTAGCGGTGTATACTCCCCCAGCAGAGGTATTCTCATGCCCGCCAAGTCCAAGGCCCAGCAGCGCCTCTTTCAAGCTGCCGAACACGGCGCCACGTTCCCGATGGCGGAAAAACTCCGTAGTTCGATGAGCCATGACAAGCTCCGGGAGTTCGCGGTCGGCTCAGAAGCGGCCAAGCCTGAGCATGTATCAAAAATGAGACACACTGGCTACGTCGAGATGACCCATCACGGCAACCCCGGCCGCAAGCCCTCCATGCGGCACGGTAGCTACTAGCCGTCAAGAAATTGACGCAATAAATTACGGGGATTTACGGCACACGCAGGTAACCGCGGCAAGGGCAGGCCCAAAGGCAGCGTCAATAAGGTGCCGGCTGCCCTCAAGGACATGATCCTCCAAGCCCTCGCTAACGTCGGGGGCGTCAGCTACCTCGAGAAGCACGCCCAAGCCACACCAACAGCCTTCCTGACGCTCGTGGGCCGTGTCCTCCCCCTGCAAGTCAAAGAAGGCGGGGACGATCCCAAGGTGCCCGTGAGCACAACCGTTGTCCACAAACACAGTTGAGCGCATCGTAGAGTTGGACTGGCGCGGCCCGGTCAGCCAGTTCATGCTCGATGACACCCCAGAGATTGACATCGAAGGGGCGCTGAGTTCAGGGAAGACCACGGTCTGTCTCTGGAAGTGCTTCAACTACACCCAAGCCTATCCAGGCATCCACGGCTACATCGGGAGGTATGGTGACGGCGAAACACAGACTAAAGTCCGGCCGGCCTGGGAAGCGGTCATCCGGCAAGGGGGCCAAGAGGCCAACTGGAACGCCAAAGAGAACAGCTACGACTTTGCGAACGGTTCACGGGTGTATGCCTTCGGGCTCAAGTCCCCTGATGAGAGAAGCCGCTATTCAAAGATTCGGGGCATGGGCGTTTCCTTCATCTACGTCGATCAAACAGAGGAATTACCTGAAGATATGGGGCTGGAGCTTAGAGGGCGACTCCGTCAGCCTGGTTATCCCCATCGACTCATCTTCAGCCCAAACCCTCAGAACGTTACTCACTGGTTAGCGGCCCAATTCCCCGAAGACAACAGCATCAACGGGCGTAAATACTACGCGGTGAGCCTCTACGATAACGCGCACCATCTCCCGCCGGATTTCATCGAGACCCAGGAGCGCACGTATCCGCCGGAACATGCCAAATACCGCAGCGTGGTGCTCGGCAAGCGCGGGGTCAACGTCACAGGCGATCCGGTCTACAAGGGCGCGTTTGTCCGCAGACTCCATACCGCCCCGAACCTCTACAACCCGGCTCAGGTGCTGCTCGAGTCCATCGACTTCGGCAAGAAGCACCCCTGTATTGTCTGGGCGCAAGAGACCTACACCGGCGGGATACGGGTGCTCGGTGGCCTGTTAGGGCAGAACCTGTTTCTCGATGACTTCCTCCAGACCGCCATCCAGACGCGTCAGGAGTGGTTCCCTGATGAGATTGGGCGGCAGACGTGCTGTGACCCTGCCGGGAGCCATCAGAACAGCCAGGGGACACGGTTCAATGGCGTGGACCTGCTCCGTAAAGCAGGCTTTGCCCCGGTCTGGAAGGACAACAGCAACGCGCCAGATGTGCGGTTGGCCTGCATTGAGAGCTTGTCTGCTCACATGCGGCGCCGAGAGCCGTCTGGGTTGGAAGCCTTTCTGGTGGAGTCTGACCCGCTGAAGTGGCAGCGCGTGAGCGTGGAGGGGATGACGGCGGATGGCTTCCTCACGGATGCGCTCGAGGCGGGCTACGTCTGGGATGTCCATGACGTCAGCGTGGGCAACAAGCAAGTGCGGAAGGCGAAGAAGGACGGCTGGTTTGAGCACGGCATGAATGCCTTAGAGTATGTCGAGTTAAACTTCGGGGCACTGCGGGCCACGCAAGCGGAGCAGGCGAAGAGTCTGGCGCGGAGACGCATCAATCAGGCGCGGATGCCGAGAATCATGCCTGGAGAGTTGTGGGGTTAGGTGTATACTCTCGGCGTTCCCGATGATGCTCAGTCCTGACGAACGCGCTCGCGTGGAGCAGAAAGCGCAGCAGCAGGCATTTCAGGCCGCGCAGTTTCGCCAGCAGGTCGATCCTCTCGGTGACGCGCTGATGTATGCGGTCCCTGTCTGGTCCCGTGATGACAAGGCGTTCCTGCGGTCGATTCACATCCGGCCGGAATGACTGACGCTGAACTGCTGGTGCTCCGTGTCAATGCGATGGCGGGCCAAGTCCAGCGCGATGCGGCGCGGGTGTTCCTGACGAGGTGGGCCGATCCCATTCCACGCTGGCGCAGTCTGATCATCCTTGGCAGCTTGGGCCGCTGGTCCGTGATGAGGCGCTGGTAATGCCGGAACAGCCGACCGATCGAAGCCAGTGGAACCTGCGGGCTGATGGCACCGTGAAGGGGAATGGCTTTCTTGGGATTCTTCCGAGACCGGACGGCTTAGTGTCCAGTGAGTTGAGCGTGGGCACGACGGATTTAACCGGCAAAGAGATGGATATTCCCACGCTGGTGCCGACACTCACCAGGGATGAGGTTCAATACCTGCTGAATACGCCGCCTGCGACCCGACTTCCTGCGAGTATTTTCCGTAAGGCGATTGATTTTGCCCGGCAACGGATGAAAGCTGGGCTGCCGGTCTTTGCTCAAGACGGCGAGCAGCAATTTCATGTTTATCCAGATATTCCACGCGTGGATGTGCCGACCTCAGGCTTCACTGACGCGACCATCAAGCCTATGGCGAGTCACTGATGGCGAAGCGCCGTCCTCCCAAGGGCAACAAATACAGCGAACGCGTCACCAACGCGGATGACAAAGACTTCATTGAACTGGCCCGGAAGCGGTTTCAACAGGCCGAAGAGGCGGATGAACAGCAACGGGAGCGGGAGTTAGCGGACCTCCAGTTCTATGCCGGCGAGCAGTGGGATCCCAACGTCCGGTCAGCCCGCGAAGGTCAATCCAGCAACCAGAACAGCAACAACAGCGGCACCGGCTCTGCGCCGGCCGTCCCGCCCCGCCCCACCTACACCATCAATAAGGTGCGGGAGCCGGTGCGTCAGGTGCTCAATCAGGAGCGGCAGGCCGACCTTGGGGTGGAGATTGCGGCGGCGGATGACTTCGGTTCAGGGTCTCCTGGGATCAGTCCCGAAGAGATTGAGCTGCGCGAAGGCTTGGTGAGACGTATCCAGCGGGAGTCTCAGGCGGCCGATGCGCGGTCCTGGGCCTTTCAGCGGGCGGTCATTGCGGGGCGGGGCTTCTATCGGGTGATGACGCGCTACATTCCCGGCCGGTCAAATGACCAGGAACTGTATGTCGATCGCATCTTCAATCAGGCCAGTGTCAGCATGGACCCGGCCCATGAGCAACCCGATGGCTCTGATGCGGAGTGGGGCTTTATCGGCACGGATCTGCCGTGGGACCGCTATCAGGCGGAATATGGGCAAGTCGGGGATAAGCCGAATCCCCTGCGAGCCGCCAGTGAGTCCGAATGGCGGGCCTTGGGCGATGAACTGCCCGGCTGGTTCACGTCTGATGGTGATACGCGCTCCGTGCGCATCGTGGAGTATTGGTATACCGAACGGGTGCCGCGGACACTGGTCACGCTCGAGGATGGGCGCGTCTTCTACGAGGACGATGCCGAGTATGCCGAAGGCGGGGCGCCGTTAGGCGTCGATGACAACGGCGATGACCTGAAGCGGCAGGTGATCGAGAAGCGCATCAAGTGGGCGAAGCTGGACGGCGTGCAAGTGCTTGAGGAGACCGACTGGCCCGGCAAATACATTCCCATCATCAAGGTGCTGGGCGAAGAGTTACAGCCCTTCGATAGCGAGCGGCGGTCTGAAGGCATGGTGCGGCCGGCCCGGGATGCCCAAAAGGGCTTCAACGTGATGGTCAGCAAGTGGGTGGAGCAGATTGGCCTCGCCCCGATTCCGCCGTGGATGGGACCGGCCGGGTTTGACGAAGGCTTTGAGAACGAGTATCTGCTGTCGGCCACGCGGACCATTCCCGCCTTGCACTTCAACCCGTATGATGTGAACGGCAACCCGATTGCCCCGCCGCAGCGGACAAGCATCACGACGGAGATTCAGGCCATTGCCGGCTCGGTGCAACTCTTTGACCAAGCCATCAAAAGCACGACGGCGATCCCCGATCCGACATTGGGGAACATCGACCCCAGCCTCAAAAGCGGGAAGGCGATCCGCCAAGTGCTGGACCAAGCAACCCGTGGCACCTCCCACTACCTGGACAATCTGTCGCGGTCGATTCGTTACGAGGGATTGATTCTCAACGACTTGCTCTATCCCATCTACAACCGCAAGGGCCGGACGGTGCGGACGATGAATCCGCGAGGGGAGACGCAAGCGAGCATCCTGCACAGCCCGTTCGTGAGGCACCCGGAGAGTCAGCAGCCGATGCCGATGCCGCAGGGTATGCCAGGGCAGCCGCCGATGATGCCGCCGGGCGTGCCGCCGGATGCGAAGCCTGAGATGGTGACGCTGACGCCTGATGCCACGTTCAACGTGACGGTGAAGGTCACGAAGTCCTACGATACGCGCCGGGAAGAGCAGGAAACCACGCTGTCTACCCTCATCAATGCCGAACCGCAACTGATGGGGGTGTTTGGGGACTTGCTGTTCAAATACAACGATGGGCCGGGGCATGATGAACTCGAGGAACGCGCCAAGGCGATGCTGGCGCCGCCGGTGCAGGCCATCCTCAAGGGTGGGTCTGCGACCGATCCGCAACTCCAACAGGCGCAGCAACAGATCCAGCAATTGACGCAGATGATTCAGGGCAAGGTGGCAGAGAAGCAGGCCGAAGCCCAAGCGCAAGGCCAGATTGACCTCCAGAAGCAGCAACTGAAGGGTCAGCAGGAGAAGGAACTGGCGCAGCTCGAGCAGCAGGGCAAGGAGCGGCTGGCGTGGATCAATCAGGTGGCGCAGATTGCGATTGCCGGCGCCAAGATTGATGCGGAGCAGGCGCGGACGTTTGTGGATGCGGCGGAGAAGGGGTCTGCGAAGGCGCTCGACCTCCACATGCAGCATCTGGCGCACGTCCAAGATACGCAGCAGAGCACGCAGGACCATCTGGAAGCCTTGCAGCAGGCGGCGCTGGAGCATAGTCAGGCACTGGAACAAGGGCAGCAAGGCCATCAGCAGGCGCTGGAGCAGGGCGCCGTAGGGCATCAGCAAGGGCTAGAGGCGAACGCGCAGCAAGCGGCGTTACAGCCGGCGCCGGCTGAAGGGGTGCAATGACGAAGCAGTTTTGTGACCACTGCGGCGCAGAGGGTGAAATTGTGCGTATCGAGTTGACCCTCATTTATCCGTCGCCTTATGCTCCGGCTACAACACAGCGTGAGTGGTGTAATGAATGCACGGGCCTGTTAAAAGCCCTTGTGCTGGCCGCTCCTGCTCCTGATGCGATGCGGCATGTGAGCGTGAAGGATTGAGCCTGCTTATGCCAGAGACCGACCAGATCGAAGACTCCGGCTCCCTCGCGGACCACGAAGCCCAATTCCAGCCGAAGCCGGGCCAGGAACGCGTCTCACTGCCAGCTGTCAGCGAACCAGAGGCGAAGCCACAGCCGGCTGTGAGTGACCACTCTGAAGAGGCTGATGAGGCATTAGCGGCGACGATTGACCCGTCGCTGTCCCTCCCGAAGCCCAAAGAGAAGCATCGCGCCGAGAAGGATAAGGCCCGGCCGCAGGATGTGCCACGGATCAAGGAACTGACGCGCCAACTGAAAGAGGCGCAGGAGAAGCTGGCTGCAGCCACAAAGGCGCCTGCTGCCCAGCCGGACGCCATGCCGGTCGTGGCACCCCCCGCGCCGGTGCGGGCTGCGGCCAGCCCTGTTGGGGAGAAGTTTACGTATCCGACGTATGACCAAGCCGTCGCGCAGAATCCGAATCTGACCTGGGATGACTGGAGCGATGCGAAGAGCGAGGCCCGGATTGATTGGCGGGAAGCGCGGGCGCGACAGACCTATGAACAGACCGCTCGGGAGCAGCAGGAAACGCAGACCCGTCAAGGCCAGTTGCAGCAGTTCTGGCAGCGTCGGGACGCGTATCTCCAGCAGTATCCTGACCGGGCTCCAGCGCTTCAGGCGGCGTTTGCGAACATGCCGGCGACACCGATCATGGAGCACTTGCTAAAAACTTCTGAGAACGGCCCCGATATTCTGTATACTCTGCAGCAACGTCCAGACCTGGTTGCGGGTTTGGTGCTCGTCACTGACGGGAAGCCTGTCACTGACGGTTACGTGGGACTCGCCACGCAATGGCTTCAAGCACAGCTCGTGACCGGGAATACCGCAGCGGTCCCTGCTGAAAAGACCCGACAGCCTCCTAGGCCGCCCACTGCGGTGCGGACGGGGCCACTGAAGACCGGACAAGAACCACCGGGCGATGGGGCTTCTCTCGCCGATCACGAAGCCTTCTATACGCGCGGCGGCGCTAGACGGTCTTCCCCCTGAAGGGGGTTGGCCTTG